GAGGAGGTATCGAAATTTAACGAATTGGAAACAAGATCCAACGAATTGAAAGCAAAAGCCGATCAATCCGAAAAAATTAAAAACATGAGATCAGAATTATCAAGTAAAAACGAGAAAAAAGAAATGAGCGAAATCCGTTCTAATTTTTCGTATTTAAAAGCAATTAACGGATACGTTAATAACAACCTAGATGGTATTGAGGCTGAAATGCATCAAGAGGCAAGAAACGAGGCGAGATCAATTGGTAAATCATTAAATGGTTTAGGTATTCCAACAATGGTGCTCGAAAATCGTGCAAATGTTCTTACAAACGGAACGGCCGGTATTGATGTAGTTGGTTTTTCAGATGCATTACAAGGCGAATCAATTTTGGCAAAATTAGGTGCTCAATTCTTAAATGGATTAACATCAGATGCTAGAATTCCGGTAATGAGTGCAACAACAACGGCATGGGAGGGCGAAACAGATGCAACGGCCGATGGTGGTTCAGCATTAGGAAACCTAACATTGAGCCCAACAAGATTGGCAACATACGTTAATTTATCAAAACAATTAATTGCACAACATAACGTAAGCGTTGAAAATGCATTTGTTAATGATATCGCAAGAGCAGTAGCATCAAAAATTGATGAGGCCGTATTTACAAGCGTTGCCGGTGCTCCAAACTTTATTGGAACGGGCAAAACGGCATTGGAATCAACGGATATTGCAACATTATTATTAGCAATGGAGGAAGAAGTTGCCGGAAATAAAGGTTTAGCCGGAAATTTAGGATATGCAATTTCGCATAAACTAATGGCCGAGGTTAAAAGAGGTGCATTGGTATCGCAAGTATCATCGCTTTACAACCAAGGAGATTTGAACGGATATCCGGTTTACTTTACTCCATTTTTAGGAGATCCGGCAACGGATAAAGAGGGTGCATATTTCGGAGATTTCTCACAATTAGTTGTTGCTAGTTGGAATGGATTGGATATTACAATAGATCCATATACGGAGGCAGTAAACGGAATGGTGAAAATCGTTTTAAATTCATATTACGATTTCGGATTAAAACAAGGAAATGCAATTTCTTTGGGACAATATTCGGGAACGAATAGTTAATAATTGATTATTTCAATTGTTTATTTGTTTATGTAATTGATTGGCCGGGGATTCATTTCCCCGGCACAATCTTAAAAAAAAATATCAATGGCATCATATGATTACAATCGTTTAAATTTATTAACAAAAGCATCACAATTACCAATATCATTGGCAACGGCAAAATCCCATTTGAGGGTTGATCATTCCGATGATGATGCATATATTACGGCATTAATTTGGGCATCAATGCGATCGGTTGAGGATTATACAAAAATTGCATTAAGTGATGCACAATATTCCCAACATATATCGGAATTCCCATCAGATTATATTGAATTATTGATTGGAGGAGTTAATTCAATTACGGGTATATCATATATTGATGTTAATGATCAAACAATAACAATTAATCAAAATGATTATTATAAAGATTATTCATATAATCCGGCGAGGATATATTGGAAATCATCATTTTCGGCCCCAACATTATCAAAAAATGAAAGGGTAATAAAAATAATATTTAGAGCCGGAAACGATATATCACATGATCCATTACCATATACAATTCAACAATCATTATTATTAATAATTGGCCATTATTACGAAAATAGAATGGATGTCGTTAATACGTTGAATCGTGAAATACCAATGGGATCAAAATGGTTATTGGATGGAATTAAATTATATATTGCATAATTATGAATTTCGGGAAATTAGATCGTAAAATTAGAATTTATACGCCAATATTTACGATTGATACATATGGCGAACAAACAAAACAATCCGATTCATATATTGATGTATGGGCCCAAATAAAACCAAAATCAACGGGATCGGGTACGGAATTTGAGGCCGAACAATTTACGAGAATGGAAAATTTAGATTTCTTTATTAGATATTCAACCGATACAAAAGGAATAGGATCAAACAATTACATATTATATAATACAAAATATTATTCAATCGAATCGGTACAAGAGATTGGCCGAGGTGCTGGATTAAAATTAGAATGCAATATTAAGCAACCAAATCAAATCCCGTACTAATGGCACAAAAACAATTAATGGGATCCGGGGGCCATCGCCCAATTGCATCATTTGATTTGAATCAAAAAGATTTCCAAATTTCGATGAATAAATTGCAAAAACTATATCCAAAAAGCGATACAAGGGTAAAACGTGCATTGCAATCGGCAATGAGGGTATCAATGAGGCCGGCAAAAAGTGATTTAAAAAAACGTATTCCGGCATCCGGGAGAGTTGGGCATTCCGGGAGATTAAAAAAATCGATTAAAATTTTTAATGGGAAACCAAAAAAAAATCAATGGCCGATGGTATTTTTGGGCCCATTGGTTAAAGTGCCAAAAAAAATAAAAGCAAAAAAAGGCGAATCAAAAAAATCATCCAATGCAAGATATCAAAAATGGGTACGAGAATCATCCGGATATTATTTGTATTTTTTGGAATATGGATTTACGCCGGGAATTGATGGATCATATGTTGGAGGTAAAAATTATTTGAAAAAAACAATGGATTCATCCGGTAATGCCGTAATGAATAGATTGGGAAACGATATTATTAATACAATCGATAAACGATTTAAAAAACGATTTGGATAATGGAGTTGGGAAAAGCGATTAATTATATATTAAAAAATGATTCGGGTTTATCATCATATCAAAATAAAATATTCCCAAATCGAATTCCAATTGGAGTAAATATGCCATGCATTGTTTATCAAATTGTGAGCAATTCGCCAAGCAATACCAAAAATGGAGTATCTAATTTAGATGTTTTTTCGGTTAATATAACGGCATTCAGTGATACATATTCGCAAATGGAATCATTATCCCAATTAATACGAAATGCAATGGATTACCAATTGCCGGGAGGGGGATCCAATGTTTTATTTAAAATTCAACAAATTACATTAACCGGGGAATCGGATGAATATGATGAATCATTTGGCGATCATGGAATTCATTACCGAGTTTTGGAATTTAATATACGCCAAGCAATATAACATTATGAAAAAATACGAATTAATCAAAGATTTCAAGAGAAAAGGCAAAACAACAAAAGCCGGATCAATTATTGAATTATCATTGGAAAATGCAAATAAATTCGCCGATGGGGGATTTATTCAAATCGATGGAGTTAAGAAAAAAACAACATCAAAAAAAACATCAAAAAAATCGATTGAAAAACCGGTAATTGATGATATTAAAAATGAAAACGAAATTATATAATTATTTAAAATTTTAAAAAATGGCAATTACAAATGGAACGGGATTGGTACTAGAAGTGTCAACCGATGGAGGAACAAATTATTATCCAACGGCATTCGCAACATCATGTTCGTTATCTATAAACATGGATACGAGGGATACAACAACAAAATCATCGGCAGGATGGAGTGAAAAATTAGAGGCCGTAAGATCATGGAGCGTTGAGGCCGAGGGATTACAAGATTTCACAGCCGGAGGAACAACAACCGAATTCGATGAATTATGGAGTGAGTTAGATTCGAGATCAGTTGTTAAAATTAAATTCAAAACGGCAACAACGGGAGATTATTATTATTCGGGAGATGCATATATTACATCATTATCGATGGATGCCCCAATGGAGGATAATGTTACTTATTCAGTATCTTTAGAGGGTACCGGAGTATTGACAAAAGCAATAAACCAATAAATTATTATATTTGGGATTGGGATTAATTTCCCAATCCTAAATTATTTAAAAATTACATAAAACAAAAAAACATGAGTTACGAATTAATTAAATTAAAAAATGAGGATGGTAATATGGATAATCATCCATGCCGTTTTGGGATGAATACTTTGCGATTATTTACGACATTGACGGGAATACCATTAAATGAAATTGATAAAATTGGCGAAAATATTGATTTAGATACGGCAATTAAATTGGCATTTTGTGGATTAAAAGATGGATACAGAAAAGCCGGAAAGGAATTTACATTATCATTGGATGATGTTGGCGATTTAATGGATTATGATATTAATGCATTGGCAACAATTATGGATGTTTTTGCAAATCAATTTAATGCCGTTATTCCGGATGAATCGGGAAACGTAAAAGGGGTGAAATCCCCAAAAGGGCCGAAAAAATAACATGGGAGCAAATTGAATCCATTGCATATGGGCAAATGGGAATGAGCCCCGATGCATTTTGGGATTTATTGCCCCGGGAGTTTTTTTTGAAACAACATGGATTTAATGCCATGATGGATCGAAAGAATCGAAATGATTGGGAAATGGTAAGATGGCAAACGGCATTTTTATTGCAACCACATATGAAAAAAGGAAAGCAATTAAAACCAACATCATTGATAAAATTCCCATGGGAGGAAAAAACATCATTATCGAGATCGGAAATGATGAAAAACCGAAAGGAAATGGAATATTATTCCAAATTGTACGGATTAAAAGAAAAACCAAGCGATGGCAAGTAAAAAAACATTAAATATTAGATTGGGATTAGATTCCCGACAATTTGAAAAGGGATTGGAAAAAGCCCAAAAATCAATGAAACGATTTGGGGGTAAAATGAAATCCGTTGGATCATCAATTACGTCTAATATAACAATGCCATTTGGATTGGTTGCAACGGCCGGGATTAAAATGAGTTTGGATTTAACCAAATCATTTACAAAAATCGAAACATTGGTTGGATTAACATCGGATCAAGTTGCAAACATGAGATCCGAGGTAATGAAATTATCCGGAGAAACGGCAAAAGGGCCCCAAGAATTAGCCGATGCATTATTTACGATAACATCGGCCGGATTAAGGGGATCGGATGCGTTAGAGGTTTTGGAATCATCAGCAAAAGCGAGTGCCGTTGGATTAGGTGAAACGGAGGAAATTGCCCGAGCCGTAACGGGGGTTCTGGCATCATATGGAGCCGAAAATATATCATCAGCCGAGGCAACCGATACATTAATGGCCGTTGTTCGTGAGGGTAATTTGGAGGCATCATCATTGGCCCCGGTATTGGGCCGGGTAACGGGTATTGCATCCCAATTGGGGATATCATTTGCCGAGGTTGGGGGATCCATTGCAACATTTACGAGATTGGGGGTATCATCCGAGGAGGCCGTTACGGGCTTACGTGGGGTGATGAATTCATTATTAAAACCAACGGATCAATCCCGAGAGGCATTGAATTCCATTGGAATGAGTTTTGAGGAGTTACGCCAACAAGTAAAGGAAAAGGGATTGGCCGAAACATTAATTGGATTAACGGATAAATTCAAAGGTAATGAGGAGGGATTGGCCCAATTAATACCAAATGTTCGAGGATTATCAGCCGTTTTGGGTACGGCCGGATCGCAAGGTGATGCATATCGCCAAATCGTTGAGAATATCAACAATTCAAATGGAATTTTAGACAAAGGATTCGAAAGGGTATCCAAGGATTCCGGGTTTAAATTGCAACAAACATTCCAAGAGTTGACATCAGTTGGAATGGAAATTGGATCCCGAGTATTGCCATTGGTTGTAAAATTGGCCCAATTTATTTCAAAAGGTGCAAAAGCATTCCAAGGTTTATCGGGGCCAATCAAAGCATTATCCGTTGGGATGGTAACAATTGTTGCCGTTTCCGGCCCATTAATATCATTATTTGGAACATTAACAACAATATTGGCCGGAATGTTAAGCCCGGTTACTTTAGTTGTTGGGGCATTAATTGGGGCCGGAATCTTAATATATAAAAATTGGGAGCCGGTTAAAAAAACTTTGGTTGATGTAATTAATTATTTTATTGATTTATATAATGAATCAATGTTATTTCGTGGAGCCGTTGAATTTATTGCATTAACATTTAAAAATGCATATGCCAATGCATTATTTTTTGTAAAATCAACATGGAGCATATTAAAAGGATTGGGAGGCAATATCCGAGGTTTATTTGGAGGTATTGGCGATATTATAAAAGGGGCATTTACTTTTGATTTAGATACATTAAAAAAAGGATTTAATTCTATTGGAGAATCAATGGCCAATTCATTTGATCCGGAAAAAAATCCCGAATTAAAACAATCGATTGATGAGCATGGGAAAACAATTGCCGAAAATATAGCAACGGCAATCGATAATACAATGGGAAATCGAGAGCCAATCGAATTAATTACGGGCGAGGATATTCAAAATGGAGTTAATAAAGTTGGTAATTTCCTAACCGACATAAAAAACAAAATACAATCAACATTTTCGCCGGATGGAGGCCCATCAACATCAACATCGGGAGGGGTTACAATGGGCCCGGAGCCATTTGATGATTCATATTTTAGTGATGAAAATAAGGCATTGGAGAAATCCAAAAAAGATTGGGGCGAATGGGCCAAAACGGGAGAGGAAAATTTGGATAAATTTCAACAAACATACGGCCAAGCATTCCAACAAGTTGGCCAAATATTGGATCAACATTTTGCAAATCAACAAGAGAGATTGAATCAAGAAACCGAGGCAAATTTAATGAAAGCCGAAACCGATTATCAAAATCAATTATTGCAAATTGAGAGATTGCAAGTATCCGAGGAGGAGAAAAATGCAATGATATTACAAGCCGAGAAAGATTATAACGATGAATCAAATACAATAAAAGATGATTCGGCAAAAAAATCCCGAAAAATTGCAAGGAAACAAGCAATTTCGCAACGAGTACAATCGGCATTATCAATCATAACAAGTACGGCATCCGGAATTATGCAATCCGTTGCAATGAGCCCATTAACGGCCGGGATGCCATGGGCCGGAATTATTGCCGGATTAGGAGCCGTACAATTAGGAACAACATTATCGGCCCCATTGCCGGCATTGGCCAAGGGGGGATTGGCTTTTGGCGAATCGTTGGCACTCGTCGGAGATAACCGAAATGCGAGAATGGATCCCGAGGTGATTGCCCCGTTATCCAAGTTGGAAAACATGATGGGAGGAGGATCCCAACAAATTTATGGAGTTTTAAGGGGTGAGGATATTTTATTATCAAACCAACGTACACAACAACGATTAAATCGAATATCATAATGGCATACGGAGTTATTAAAGAAACATTATTTAATGATAATCAAAACGGCCGATTTCATATAAGAATTTGGAAAAAAAATTATTCCGGGAGTATATCAACATTTAATTGTGGATCCGAGGGTTTTGAATTAAAATATCAAGGCGAGGGCGATGATGTTGATTCCCCATTAAAAATGAGTGAGTGCACATTTACATTTTTTTCAGAAAATTCGGGAGATGATCAATTTGTTTTGGATATGGTTGAAGCCGATGAATCCGATTATTTATTGGATATTTTATATGATCATGATAACAATGGCACATTTCAAAATTTTTGGAAAGGAGTAATCATTGTTGATTCGGCCGAATTGGGAGATTTATATTATCCCCAACCATTTAAAATTCATGCAATTGATGGAATATCATTATTAAAAGCAAAACCGGTTACCGATTTAACAAATATTTATAATGTTGCCGGATCGCCTGGAGGATCAATTGGTGATTTCGATGTTTTTGATGTTGGATCGCCATCATGGGATGGGGAAACGTATCAACATCGATCATTATTGTTGGCATGTTTGAGATTAATACCAACAACCGATTTATTTGGAACAACATCAACATTTAATTATAATTTAAGTTGTTGGGAAAATGATAAAATGGCATCATTACAAAATGATATTAAAAATGATCCATTGAGATCATCGGCATCGGCATCAAGTGTTTTTTATTCCGAATCTAATGATGGTAATTTTTCATTCAATTCATGTTTCGATATGTTGAAAGATATATTGGAATTTTATAATATAAGATTATTCATGATGGATGGGTATTGGGTAACAATTCAATTGGGAACATATGAGCAAATGAAAACGGCAAATGAATTTTATGTTAGATATAGAAAAACCGATTATGGAATATCGCAAGCCGGCCAAGGATCATTAACATATAATATTGGAGATTTGGATGATATAAATGATCAAGCAAATATTTATCAAATTGCCGAATCAACATTTTCATATTCCAAACAAATAAAAGAGATTGAAATTGATATTGACAAAGATAACGGGATGTTATTTGAACATTCATACGATTGGGCAACAAATACAAATTACACAATTACACAAGATCCAAATCCATCGGAGGCAAATTATATTAACACAAATATTGGGGGAAATGTTGGCGAAAATTTTACTTTTCAATTTAGAGTTAAAACAAGGGTAACAAGAGATGCCCAAGGAGGGGCAACATACAATCCAAATTATCAATATTTCGCAAAAATATTTTACAAAATTAAAATTGATAATTATTATTTATATTGGGATCCCCAATCATTACGTTACAAATGGAGTACAACCGAACAACCGGTAAAACAATATGCCAATTCTAGTTTTTTAATCATCCCGGATTATAATGCATCAAACAACGAATATTATTCATTATTTAATAATTTAGGGAGTACATCGCCGGATATAATGGATCCAATACCGGTAACGGGCCCAATACAAATATATATTTATCATAAAATGTACGTTGGTATTAATGGAGTGCAAACCGGAATATCATCAACCAATTATGGGGTTACATTTACAACAAATCGAAATTTAGAACAATATGGATCAGGTTCGAGAGCCATTGAATTGGATTTATTCAAAAATAATGAGGCATTCAATTTTTCCCAATACTTAATCCAAAACAAACCGAATAATCAATTAGTTGATGGAGGAGTTAAATTAAAAAGAGATTCAAAATTTGCATCCGGATCGGGAACAATTCGCCAAAATACAATATTTACATGGGATGGATCGGCCAATGCATTGATATTGGTTGGATGGGCATATGATTATCAATCCCGTTGGAGGAATCGGAATTTAGCGAGTGCCGTTCAAACATTGCCATCATTAAAAGGGATTGAAATGATTGCATTGCAACCATCAAATAAAAAATTATTACGATGTACATTATACCATAAAACCGGCGTAACAAATCGAATATTTAAATTTCGAGATATGTTTAAATATTTGGGTGATTATTATATTCCAAACGGATATACATTCAACGCAAATGATGGATCCGTTGTTGGGGAATTTATGATTATAAATTATGATTTGGATAATGCATCGCCAATTAATGTATTAAATAATAACGGAACGGGATATTTAGGAAATGGAGAATCGGAATATACCGGGGGGCCAAATGAGGCATTATCAAATGTTTTTTAAAATAAAATGATATGAATGTAAAAGCATTAAATTATTATACACAATTGGATTTATGGGCCAAAATTTGTGGAAATGTAGCATCAACAATTACAACAACGGGATCATCATCAAGAGTAATAATCGATTCATGGATTGGCCCAATAATTCCAAAGGGGGCAATTTTAAAAATAATCCCAAGGAATACCGATGTTGAGGTTTTAATATTAACAACATCCGATATTGTAAAAGGTGCAACCGATTTCACAACGGCAAATTTTACGCCGGAAATTGAAATACCAATTGGATCAAAAATATTTATTGAGCCATACCAACAAAAGGAAAAAACATATAAAACATATAATTCAACTCATGTACATATGTATCACACCGGTACGACACATGGAAATGATATGTTGCCCAATTTTACTCAATTTAATTTTAATGTAAATTCGGGATCGGTATTAACAAATGGAGTATCAAAACCAAATCGATGGGGCTCGCAATTTGCATTTTGGATTGCCCCGGCAAATAATACAAAAATCGAACGAATAATATCGCAAGCATCATCAGATGGGGGATTGGATGAGGATTGGGCGTTGAGATATTGGGTAAAACCGGTTGATGCAAATGGATCATCAGATACAAGTATGGGATTAGTTGATCAACAATCATATATATCGGTTAATGATCAAAATCATGTATTTACGAGAATATACGAGCCCGGTACACCATTTTCGATGGATCAAGGCGATGCATTAATAATTACAATGATAAAAACCGGATCATCGCAAGTATCGAGCACAAAATTTTATGCCGATATTGAAATTATAACATCATATTATATTAAGTAATGAAAGCATTTTTAAAACAAACATGGGATATTATTCCATTAAATATATCGGTATTGGCGATATCATTAACACAAATTGAGGTAATTTTAAAAATATTATTGTTGTTGATCACAATATTTATATCAATAGATAAATATATAACATTTAGAAAAAACAAAGATGGCAAAAAATAATATTACATCATTTTTAAAAAAACCAAAAATCAAACGAAAGGGCATCCATTCCAAAAATAAATCGAGAACGAAAGGAGGCAAACAATATCAAAAATTAAATATTGGCCAGGGATGATGGAAAAGGATTTAAAATTATCCGTTGGAAATATTATTTGGATCATTGGAATTATCTTTACAATGGGCATTGCATATTCCCAAATCGCCCAATTGGATGAGGATATAATTGTATTGGAACAACGATTGGAAAAAAAAATTAAAATTATTAATGAATGCGAGGATCGTATTATTGAATTGGAAAAGGATATGGCAACATTTGTTAATTGCAAACATCATAAATAATGGATAATTATAAACCAATATTTTATACATGGGATGAATTTGATTGCCCATCATTGCCCGAATCCGGTATTAATATGGATCATAATTTTGTAAAATTATTGGATGAATTACGGGCCAATTATGGCAAGCCAATAAAAATCAATTCGGGATTTCGTACATTAGAGCATAATGAAAAATTAAAAAATTCAAAACCAACATCATCCCATTTAAAAGGATTGGCCGTTGATATACATTGCAATAATTCAATTGATCGATTTCAATTGATCGATATTTGTTTAAATTTAGGGATAACGAGATACGGCATTGGATCAACATTTTTACATATCGATGTTGATAAATCTAAAATACAAAATGTAATATGGATATATTAGGAATTGGAAAAGTAATATCCGGAGTATTAAAGGGATCCGATAAAATATTGGATGAGGTAATTACCAACGATGAGGAACGAATGTTGGCAAAAGCCAAATTGAATGAGATATATAATGATTTAGAAAAATCATCGCAAAACGCCGTAACGGAACGATGGAAATCGGATAATAATTCGCATCCATTGGCCCGAATCATTAGGCCATTAACATTGATATTCGTAACATTGGTTTTTGTTATAATTTCATTTTTGGATGGCAATTTTGGAGAATTTACATTAAATCCAATATACGTACCAATATGGAATTCATTATTATTGGCAATTTACGGATCATATTTCATTGGCCGTACAATCGAAAAAAGAAATGGGCCAAAAAAATAAACAATATCGATTAAAATCCGATGAGGTGAAATTGGTTCATGAATATCGCCAAAATAAAGATTTACGGGAGGAATGCGAAAAACATGGAATCCCATTCCATAATGTTGCCCATTATTGGCACAAATCAAAAAAGTTTTCCATTATGGCCAAGGGGCAACAACAAGATCCCGAGGCATTAAAAGATGAATTGGTTGCATTAATAAAAGATTATGCCCCAAAATATCCGGATGTTAAATATCCAAAAAATAAGGATTCAAATTTATTAATAATAAATCCGGCCGATGTACACATTGGCAAATATGGATCGCCGGCCGAACATGATGATCCGTATAATATAGAGATTGCCCGTAAAAGAGTAATTGAGGGGATACAAGGCATATTGAATTATGCCGATGGTTATAATGTTGATCGTATTGTTTTTTGCATAGGGAACGATATATTGCATACCGATGGCCATAATAAAACAACATCCGGCACACCACAATCCGTTGATATGGAATGGCATGAGCATTTTACGATTGCATTGGAATTATATGTTGAATGCGTTGAGATGTTAATTCAGATTGCCCCGGTTGATTGCATTCATTCGATGAGCAATCATGATTATTATTCGGGATTCCATTTGGCCCATTGTTTGAAATCATGGTATCGAAATGCAAAAAATGTATCCGTTGATGCATCGCCATCACATCGTAAATATTACAAATATGGGAATTCATTGTTAGGATTTAGCCATGGAGATGGAGCCAAAATGGTTGATTTGCCATTAATAATGGCCAATGAATCTAAAATATGGGATCAAACCAATCATCGATATTGGTTTTTGCATCATGTACATCATAAAATAAAGCAACGATGGTTAGATGGAAAGGATTTCCATGGTTGTTCGGTGGAATATATGCGATCGCCATCGGGTACGGATTCATGGCATCATCGCAATGGATATCAAGGATCGGCAAAAGCAATTGAGGGTTTTGTTATATCAAAAGAAAACGGCCAAATCGCCCGATTAAATTACATATTTACATAATGCGAGTATAATATTTGATGTTTTTAATGATAAATTATCCCCGGAATTTAACGATTTCGGGTTTTTTATTGCCATTTATTAATAATAATTCAACATTAATATTATTTTATTTACTAGAGTAAAACAATAAAAATATTAAAAAATAATACTTTTTTTGTTAAAAGGTATTGCACAACAATTAAAAAGGTTATATATTAGCAACATCAAACAAGGGGAATAATCCCCACAACAAAAAAAACTAAAAATGGAAAATTTAAATTTAACACAATTAGAGAAAACAATTTTAACGGAATTAATTGCTAACTTATATGCCGAGGAGGGTTTTAGTGATGTAGATGCAAAAGATTTATCAAAATGGTGCAATATTGATATTAATATTGTAAAAGGAGTATTATCAAGTTTAGTTAAAAAGGAAATTATTTGGATTAATGAAAATGAATCCGGATACAAAATTATTTATTTGGATGAAAATCATTATAATTTACATCCGGAATGGAAAAAATATATTTAATAAAATAATCAATTTTCCGGGGTTTTATGGCCCCGGGATATATAAAGTATCAAACAATGAAAAAAATCATCGCAAAATCATTTAAAATGGCAAATACGGAAACAATTTCATGTATTAAGGATATCGCATTTATCATTATTTTATTTACACAATTTTATTTAACAATTTTAATATTTGGATAATATGCAAGATGAATTGAATATAATAATTAAAAACGCAAAAAATTTGGCCCGTTTAGAAATCAAAAATCAGATCATGGATATATTGATAGAAACCAAAAAAAACGAACAATATGAATATGATAAAATGAGCCGGATCATTGGCGATATGAAACAATATCATCAAGGCCGGGCCGATGCATTCAGAATTGCACAAATAAAACTAGAATCAATTATTAATATGATCACACCAAAAAACGTGGATCAAACAAAATCAAATTAAATTATGGAAATTAAAAAGGGAATTGTAAAAAACATTCAAGCCGATGGAACATGGAAATCGGATTATGGTTTATTTTATCGATGGGAAATATCAATTGGTAATGATACCGGTTTATATTTATCAAAGGAGGAGAATCAATCCCGATTTGTTATTGGATCGGAGGTATCATATCAATGGGATGGGGCGAAAAATCGCATCAAATATCAAAATCCGGAATATGATAAACCATTTACATCAAACGATAAACAATCGGGCCCATCATTTAGGGATGAATTAATTGTAAAACAAAATGCATTAACCAATGCCGTACAATTATTTGCAAATGGAGGATGCAAAGTTGAATCGATAACGGATCATGCCGAAATATTCGCCAATTGGGTATTAAAAGGAGAAAAACAACAATCGCCAAAATCAAATAATAATGATTTGCCGTTTTAATATAAAATCATGGCAAAAGGGATGGGATAATGATAATTCATATTGTTTTAAAATACCATTCAAATCGGGCCGAAATTTAATATCATTCAATAAAAAGTTTACAAAAATCACCGAACATGATAAATATTTGGAGGTTGAATTTATGGAATGGTACGTTAAGCCGGCTAAATTTAATTCGGAATATTGGGAGCAATCACATGATCGAATTAATGCCATTGAAAAATTGCAAGATGAGTATAAATTGATGTTAAATTATGAAAAATAAAACACATAAATTATTATATGATGCCCATAAAATAATTGTTGATGCAACGGGTACCGATATAACAAAATCATATCGGGCCCAAGCATTCAAAAAAGTTAGGGAGATTTATCGTAAAATCAAAAAAATTGATCCATCGGTTTATCAAGTATTAAACGATGATGATAATCATAAAACAATAAACAAATAATGGATAATAATATTAATGATATCGTTTTGCAATGTTGCAAAATTAACAACATTAGCCAATCGGAATTTTTTTCAAAATCAAGATTACGCCAAATCGTTGATGCCCGTACAATGGCATTTTATTTTATGCGAAATGTTTTAGATCTTACATATACAAAGATTGCAAAATATTTCGATAAAAATCATGCAACAATCATTCATGCCGTAAATAAACATGATGCAATGATGGATTGGGATTTAAGATATAAAGAAAAATACCAATTAATGCAATATACAATGATGGATAATTATCCCGAGAAATTTGAGGGAAATATTATTTACGAATTGAGGAATGAAAATAATGATTTGAAACAAAGGATAATTGAAATTGTTGAATCCCAAAATATTGAGAATAATGAAAGTAATTAGAATTGAAAAAAATCGAGATTACACAATTATCCATAATCGTTTTTTAAGGGAAAAGGGAATGGGATTGCGTACGAAAGGATTGATGGCATATTTATTGAGTTTACCGGATGATTGGCAAATTTATGTTACCGAATTATCAAACCATCACAATGATGGCGTTACATCAATTAAAAATGCATTAAAAGAATTGGAACGATTCGGATATTTGCAACGTGAAAGGATGAGGGATCAATATGGAAAAATGATTGGAATGGAATATATATTACGAGAAATCCCATTAAATGAAAATCCATCGGTGGATAATCCATCGGTGGATAATCCATCGGTGGGAAATCCATCGGTGGAGAAAAGCACACTATTAAATAACAATAAAACAAAGGATTTAATTATACCAATAAAAGATAATAAAGAGGGGGCAATTTTTCCCGATGGTTTAAATATTGAAATTTGGGGGGAATGGGTTGAGTTTAGAAAAAAGGAATATCGATTAACATATAAAGCATTGGGCCAAAAAAAGGCAATTGATCAATTAATTAGATTATCCGGAGGTGATAAATTACAACAAAGGATGATCATCGAACAATCAATGGCAAATGGATGGCGTGGATTGTTTCGATTAAAAGATACAAAACAATCATCAAGCGATATATTAATGGATTCATGGCAACAAGCAAGAGAAAACATCGAATAATATGGATAAATCAAATCAAATATGGAGCCGATTCAATACGGATCAAAAGCAATTAAAAATCGATTGCGTGGATATAATTTCAAAATGTTATTTAATGATAGCACAAAAACCGGATGCAAAACAAATTACAATTATGGCATCATTATTTTTTGAGGATTTAATTAATCATTATTCCCGTTTTACAATGGAGGAAATTAAATTTGCAATGGAAAAGGGAATACGAGAGGGAAAAGATGCATCATGTTTTATTAATGCAAGATCATGGAATTTATGGATACGAGATCATCAAAAGCATGAGCACATGAGGAGGCAACAAAATTATATTACGGATTTCCAAAAGTATAAGCAAACACAAAAATTAATCAACGTAACGATTAACAAGGCCAAGCAATTAAAAAATGATTAAAATTGGGACAGATTATTCGGGAATTCAATAACAATTAATGTAATGATGGGAATATTAAAAAAAATATATGGATAAAAAGAAAACCAAAACAACATCCCAATTAAAAAAGGAATTGGATAAAATTTTTTCCGTTTATATTCGCCGGAGGGATGCCGATTGGCAAGGATTCAATTTTTGTTTTACATGCAAACGGAAAATGCATTGGCAAAAATTACATGCCGGCCATTTTCAAACGAGATCAAAACATTCAATCCGTTGGGATTATGAATTGGGAAACGTGCAACCACAATGCCCAAAATGTAATTTATGGGAGGCCGGGCAACAATATAAATATGGAATTTATTTAGATCAAAAATATGGAGAGGGCCGGGCACAATTATTGGAGCAATTAGGAAATCAAATTGTAAAATATACAAAACAAGATTATGAAGAAAAAATATCATTTTTCAAACGAGAGGTTACAAAAATTATTAATGAACAATAAAATGTTGATATCGATAAAAATGTTTGATTTGGATGTTGAGGAAATTTGGATATATTAGCCATATGAAAAATTCGGATAAAATTAATCAAATTGATGCATATTTATTAATTGCTATGTTTCGATGTTTGAATGAACAATTATATACATTAAAAGGGGCCCAATCGGGAATAATAAAAATGAAATTTAATCGATTATTAAAAGTTGCAACGCAATACGAAAACGAATTGATTAAAAATAATATTGGTAATGATTCAATTGATGCCATTTATGATTCATTAATGGATATAATGGTACAAGTAAAAGAACAATTAGTTAAAACGATTGGCGATGAGTAAAAATGTAATAATGGAGGCCGGAATATCATCCATTCGAACAATGGCCGATAATACCATACGATTAACATTAGATTGCCAAGAGATGCCATCGGATCAAATGGCAAGGGTTTTTGAATTAAAAGGATCGCCGGGAATGGTATTAATATCCTCCGGAGGAATATCAGAGGAACAAATTGATGCCGTTAGTAATTATACAACGGATTATGAGATAACAAAAAAATCACCATCGCAAAGATTGAGGGCCGTATTGTATAAGGTATGGGAATGCCAACAACCGGCATATCAATTGGATGGAGAAAAAAAATTAATGCCATTTGATTTATTTTATTCTAATCAGTTGGAAACGATTATATCACATTTTAAAACAAAAATTGATTAATTATGGCAAGGCCAAAAATTCAAAAAATATGGAAAAGGGATGAGAATGATCAATTAGTTTTAGATTTGCCGAAAATAATTAATACCGATATTGGATTTCAATTAATGTTTGGATGGCCATTGGATTATGATACCGACAAACAACGAAATCAAAAACATAATAATTCATACGGAGCCAAATCGTATAACGTAAAAGAATATGAAAACGATTATATCAATGATTAATATATTTTTAAAATTAATATTTACAATTTCGATTATGGTGCCAATCGTTATTGTTGCATTTATATTGGCATCCATTAACGAATCTATCAAAAATGAAATTAAAAGCGAAAATTGAAATCACAATTAATGTAAAAGAAAATGAATCCCCGGATCAAGCATGCGAACGAGCCGTTACAAAATTGGTTGATTTGGTTGATGGTTGGGTTGCCGGTGAAAAGGTTGCCCCGGTGCATTATGAATTTACACATGGATCCGAGGTTGTTAAAATGGATAATGGTAAAAAATTATTGAATTAATATGCCGAATGCCCCAAAAGGAATTCCAAAACCATGGTTACCACAAAGGAAAAAGAATAATCATAATGATCGAAAACGTGAGGAAATCGATAAATATTATTCAACATCCCAATGGAAACAATTGCGAGGATGGTACATTAAAAACAATCCATTATGTTGTTGGTGCAATGATGAGGGTAAAACAACAATCGCCGAGGTAATTGATCATATTACGCCAATAAAAAAAGGAGGATCAAAAACGGATGAAAATAATTTGCAATCCCTTTGCCATCGCCATCATAATCAAAAATCGGGATGGGATCAAAAAAAGAAAAAACAATGGGAGGTTAAGCCCATAATAAAATAATGAGTGCCCAACCAATAAATCATATTAGAAAAATCGGAAACGTGATCGATATGGTTTAAAAAATAAAACTAACAAATGAAATATTTATATATTATTATATTAATGATGATGATTGGATACATTGGATTAAATATGTATTTCGATTATCGCATGGAAAAAAAAATAAAAGAATATAAAAAGAGATTAAATGATTGGGATAAAAAAAACAATGAATAAATCAAAGGATCAAAGGGTGCCGGATTATTACCAAGGCAAAAACGGATACGAGGCCCGAATGGTTTGCGATAATTTTGAATTGCCATATCACATCGCAACGGCCGTTACTTATTTAATAAGATCATCCAACGGATTAATTAATAAACATGATCAACCATTTGATGATTATAACAAAGCAATCGCCCATATTGAATTCCAAATTGAAAAATTAAAACGTGATTAATAATAATACATATCCATTGGTATTGGAACAAATATCAAATCAATTGGCAATAGTTCGATCGGAATTATCCAAAAACATATATGCCGAAAATACGGGGGGGTATAGAGGCGAAAGGGAAAACGAAATATCAAATATGGGTATTTTAGCCGAGTTGGTTGCATGGCATATCATCAATGAATCAAACGTATTATTTAATTCGGCCCCATTGATAGAGATTCCAATTAATAATGTATTGAAACATTCAACGGCCCCGGATGTTACGTTGGAGGATGGCACAACGATCGACATAAAAGCAACCAAATCATTAAATGAGTTATATGTTAATCATTCAGCACACAACAACAAGAGTAAGAGGCCCGATTGGTATTGGTTTATTAAATGCGATAACGGAACGGCAACATCAATTAAATTTAATTCGAATGAGGTTGATACATGGGAGGTTAAGGAATCAACATTTACGCCGGTATATTATAAGCGATTAGAGGCAACGAAACATATCAATCAATGATAGGATATATATATAAGTATTTAACGCCGGAGATGGCATCAATAAAAGTATTGGGGGGCGTATTGAATCACAAATACAAATATTCCAAGCAT